CATCATTCCAAAACTTCCAAAAGTGATTATATCCAAGAGGTGTCGAAGTGATCAGAATTTTCGTAGTCTGACCAGCAGAAACGACTGGGTAAACTGAGGTAAAGAACTGATCTGCAATATTGTTTGGAATGATTGCAGCCTCGTCAATATACAACAAGTTTACAGACTTAGAACGAATACCAGCGGCAGTTGTCGCAGCAGTAAATACTTTCGATCCGTGCTCTAATTCCACATCACCTTTATTCCAAGTTTTGACACCTTGCTGCATCCAAAAAGGCAAATTCTCATACATCAACTGATATCTTGACAAAATTTCACGAGACGTTTTTTCTTTATTTGCAAGAATTGCAACGCTTTTATCGCCTTGAAATAATGTATACCAAAGAATATATGCAGCAGATGTTGTCGTTTTACCTGCCTGTCGAGATTCCATAATAATCACACGACGATTATCGTGGATAGTTTGTATTTTCTTTTTCTGACAGTCGTACAGTTTGAACTGTTGAATACCATGATCCAGAGTGACGATATAGCAATAGTTGTCTATAAAATAAACCGGATCATCCACACATTTTTGATACTCAAGAACTTGTTCTTCAGTAAATGAAATTGGAACGCCAACTTTCTTTAAATTGGCGTTCCCAAGATAATTAATTTCTGCCATTTATTTTGTGTAACTACGCAACATCCATCCGTGCTTATTATGAGTGTCTATTCTATCTGCTAAAAAATTCATGAGTCCTTGCTTATCGAATTTTTCTGCGAGTTTGAATGTAAGATTTAAAGTATTCAAAACTGTCTGATTGTCTGCTGACAATCTTCTCATCATCTCAATAGGTGCAGGAATTGTTGTTTCATCTTGCACTTCGGCAAGTTCTAAGAAACGTGTTAAACTGCCAGGAGCATACGCATCTAAAGCACGAATATGTTCAGCGATTGGATCCACAGCATCGTGCAATTCAGTATAAAGATTACTTAAAAAAGAATGATATTCTGAGAAATTAGGACCTTCTACATTCCAATGATAGTTGTGCGCCTTCAAATACATGACAAATGTATCTGCTAAAGATTTACGCATCATTTCTATTAATGTTTCCATTTTAACCCTTTTTTATTAGTTTCATTAATTCTGTCGTGGACCCAACAAAGATTGCTTTGTCGATATTAACATCCTTAGAATCCGCTTTGACGCCGATTAAATCCTGTTTTTTCTTTTGGATTTCTAGCAAATCTTTATTCATATCTGCTAAATTTTTCAACATTCCAGCCATAACTTCGTATGCACGAGGATGCTGCGAATCTCTAGCAACGATTGCCAATTCATCGATTGCTCGACCACCTTTATTCAACAATTCTTTAATGTTTTGTCTTGCGATTTCAGCATCAGTCTCCACTGGATTTGATGTTTCTGAAACAACAAGTTCGCTTGCGACATTGTTTTCTTCCAAATTAATAGGCTCAACATCAAAAATTTCAGAAAGTTTTTCGTTTAGTTTTTTCATTATCAATAATACTCTGTAATAACATCTCTATATCCATAATCTTCATCTGGCCCAGAGTCTTCTGGATCAATATACGTTTTTATCGAGACCACTTGTGTGTTTGCATTCATTTCTGGATTTGTGTACATATTAACAGAAGCGAACCCATAATCGTCGGTCGTTGGTCTGTATTGTCCAATAAGACCCAAATCAGTCTTAACTGGTGGCCAGATATAACCTTTTGCAGTAAACTGTAAATCCCAAATGATCAATCTTGTCGTCAACATATCACCTTCAAAGTCAACGTTGTTGGTTACAGAATTCAATATGATCGGCATATCATATTTTTGACACATACCACCAATAAAGTTTACTGTAACTGTAAAATCTGGCGTAAAGAATGGTAAAATTTGTTCTAATATTTGAGTGCCATCTTCTGTGTAGCGAACAAAAATTGACATTGAAAAATTAAAATTATATGGAATAGGTGCATACTGAGCACTCAAAGAATTGTTTCTGTAAGAAAAATTTTGCAATGTTGTAATTTGTTTTCTCGACAGATCATATTCTAGACCATCAAGATTAAATGACATTCTAGGAACAACTGTATTGACTGATTTATTTAAATTAGGGTCTGATGTAATACGTGTTAGGTATTTTTCTTTCGCACCATACGAAAGAGGAATCAACATTTTTAATTGTGGTGTTCCATCTTTAGCAAAACGAATCACTTCAATATCTTTGAATATTGTGCCGAATGCTACAACAACTTTTCTTATAGTTCGATTGTAAAAATGAGCGTTACCAAGCATTAAGTTTCTCCGAACGGATTAGATTCTGTCCAATCAATGATATTATCACCCTCCACGTTCAATCTATTATTATCAATAATATCTTCAAATGCATTGTCCATTGTGACAATGCTTGAAACAACGTTTGCCATGTAGACTGCTCCAGAATTGGCACCTCTAACGTTAGCACTTATAAATGTGCCGTTTGCGCGATAAACGTTGATATATTTGTCGCCAGAGATGGTATTGGAATCATAAATCAATGCTGTAGCAGTCGCATTCACCAAACTATTGCCTTGATATACAATTTCATCATCTTCAAATCTACCACTACCATTTCCGAGAGTAATTTTAGTTCTTCTGTAATAGTCACGAATTTGATCGTCAATTTCAAGATTTCCTGTCGAAACAACTTCATTCGAAAATATAAATTGCTTGAGTTTTAGTGCGTAGACATATACGTTTCCACCGCGTCCACGTCCCAACGTGTAAAACATCGCCTGATCATTTTCGTGTTCTACGAAAGTAATTTCGAAAAAGTTTCTCACTAAAGGAACGTATATAACATCACCCTCTCGAGGAACTGCTAAATTCGAAGCCGCTGTTGTAAATTTAAATCTTCTTCTAGAAACTAAAAGAGTAATTTCGTCACGAACTTCAAGACCGAATTTTGAAATAAAGTCGCCCTCTCCATCCATCCCTGTGATATTTTCTAGATACATCTCAATTGGATAAGCGCGATTGAACTCTCTTAACGCATGATCACCGAAAAGATAATCAATTTCTGTATTATTCGTCGCTGGAAGATAATAAACATCCATTCCAGCCCATTGCAATGCTTCGATAACTAAATCTTCAACAAGAAGTTGCTCAGATGTTATCTGACCTGCGGGAAAATTGTTTAGATAAAAATTTGTAGGCACAACTTATCCAATAAAAATCTCTGAAGGTAGTGAAGACATTGTGTACATGGCTTCTTCAATCTTTGCCAATTCTTCGGCTGCCTCTTGCATGATTCGTGGACCGTCTAACGTAATACCACCAGGCAACTGAATTCCAGCAAACTTAGAAAGATTCGTACCCCATTGATATTTGATCTTTGCTGTTGCATATTGCTTCAAGAAACGATCATCCCAAACAGCAGTATTTCCCGCGACACTCATCGACACATTCGATGCATTTGCTGTCGGTGGTGCTGCTAATTCCAACTCTGTTGGCGAAACAATCTTACGAACTTGTAGAGTTTGATTACCAAATTCAACAAAATCATTTTCGACTATTTCAGCATCAAAACTTGTACCAGTTCCGATTACTGTGTTTGAACTTGTATTCATTGTAGCGATGCCAGATAATGTGATCGAATCTGGCATCAACTTTCGATAACATTCAACGACAACGTATTCACCTGGTAAAACGTCTCTTGCCCAATCAATGTCAAGAAACACTTTGTTCTGCTTTCGATTGAATCTAAATTGAGGCTTTCCGGAAAACAGAAGATTCAATGATTGAATGTGTTGCATCGTAATTTCATACGAAACATATGATACTGAAGTGAAATCATAAAGATCGTGTAATCTTAATTGATATCTCAAGTCAAACATATTGATAGACGAATTTGAATCGTCAAATGGAAAAATACCAGTAACAAAAGTAACTGGTTCTGGACAGTAAATCCATCTTCGTTCAATATCTGCTTGAGTAATTCGGTGCTTCATGTACAATTTTTCCGTTCCATCAAAATGATAGTCTTGAAAAAATTGTAGGGCATCGTCAATACGATCATCAACTTGATCATCGTCTACGTTAATATCAATCACTGGCCACCCAAGTCTACGAAGGCAGTATTCTTTAAATTGTTGTCTTGTTGCTGGTTTTGCCATGTTAGTCTCTTTTAGATTTTATAACATATGCTCTATTTATACATAATTTTATCCATCTCCATTATCACGGTTTCTGGTTTTACGAATGCATCATCATTTTCTTCTGCTTGTTCCCAAAGCCAAAACTGCTTTTCACGTAGATATTTTCGATCTTTTAACAGATTATAGTTCTCTGGATGACCGAAAATATTGGGATCTGATTGACCCCAAAGAACAAAACCATACTTTTTCAAATCCCAACAAAAGTGCTGAAAGAAACTGTCTACAGAAATCCATGTTTCACATTGTAATACAAGTTCTTTCAATTCGTCCATGCTTAAATTTTGACGAAAATCTGTAACTAATTGTTTTTCTCCAGCAACTCCGACTTGAATTACCGGAAGATTTATCAGACGAATCAATTCATTCCAGTAAGGATAGTTTTTTGGATTGTTCTTTCCGTTCCTCAGTTTTTGTGCGTAGGGCGCAATTAAAATAAATTTTTCCATTTTTGTTTCAAATAATTTAAGTTTCTTTCCAAAAGTTTCTGTCTTTCTTCTGAGTTATTGAATGATCCTTCGCCAGTATGCCACAGGGGGTATTCAGACAAATATCTCTGATTCTCGTGATCTTCCACACCTTTTGCAATGTTAATCATCTTATAGTTTTTATTTTGTATACGAATACAGTAATCTGTATCCTCAAAATAACCTGGACTAAATTCTTCATCCAATAATCCAATTTCTTCAAGAATCTGTCGTCTGAATGCTACGAAATAGAATGGGAAGAAATATATTGATGAATTTATACACATGAAATCCATCCCAGTAATTCCAACTTC